GTTTTCTTATTTTTGAGAGATGAAAAATCATGACTGATCAAACTAAAGACCAAGCTTGCAGCATGGCCAAACGCATAGTATCTACGCGAGTCGGTGATGCAATCGTAATTGGAGCTGAATAGGCGGTTGCCTGAGTATAAATACCATGCAGGTTGTTACCAGTGCCTGAACCAAATAACAGTTGCGCATCTTCAACACGCTTAAGGCCATTAAGCAAACGACCATTGATAAAGCTTTGTAACTGAGGCAAGTCATCAAGGATCTGCTTAGATGCTTTCAGCATGTGAGCAATCGTTTTCACACCTTCCAGCACTTCTTCGAATGTTAATTCTGAATATGGCTTGGTGGTGTTTTCAGCTACTGGTGCAGCGTTATTGGTAAATCCAGTTTCACGTAAGTAAGCAATCGCATTACTGGCCGTTTGACCTGGAGCTAATAGGTCACGGATGGTCACGCGCTGATTTGGCGCAGTCACAATACGAGTCGAACCATCAACAGGGTTTACTGCAAATGATGTCAGTGCATTACGGGGAACAGCTACACTGATACGTTTTCCAGAAGTTGCATTGCTTGCAAATGAAATAATCTGCTCATCTTTTACAGCAAGATCACCTGCACGAGCATCCACTTGTGCACCTGGATTACCAGTGCCACCACGTGCAAATAATTGCTCAGCTTCACCCAACTTCACCTGTAGGTCATTCTGGGCTTGGCGCAAGTTGTTTAGATCAGTCAGCGCTTTATCTACTGTTTCTTTGGTTTCAGCAGATAGATCATTGGCTTTTTTCGCTTCATTTAAAGCATTTTCAGCCAGTGGTTGAACTTTTTCAGTAAGCGCTTTAAGTTGATTATTTACTTCTTTAAGTGCCGCTGCAGCTTGGTCTTTAGTTTGATCAGTCATGATTTTTCATCTCTCAAAAATAAGAAAACCGCCATATAGGCGGTCATAAAATTGCTATCAGGTTTAAGTGCTGAATTTCTCGGTAGCGTTACGCATACTTTGAAGAACACTTTCGAGTACATCATTGCTAGCGCTTGGCGTAGCTTGGTTGGTAGCGCCAGGCGTACCCTTTAAATCTTGAATAAGTTCCCGTCGTGAGCTTCGAGACATTCCCGCTTTGGCAAGCAAGATATCTGCTTTATGGGCAGCGACTTTTTCTTTAGTGAAGTTCTTTGTATCTTCAACAACCACATCAGATGGCAGGAAGGCATCGGCAAAGCCACTATCAATAGCATCACGCCCATTGATCCATCGCTCTTTATCCATATCGGCTTTAAGCTCATCCATGCTAAGACCAGATCGCACATGATAAATATCAGCAATCGTGTCATCGATCTGCTCAAGGAAATCCGCTGTTTCACGTAAGTCGTTGCGATTCCCCCAAAGTCCGGTCCAGGCATTGTGAATCATAAAGAAACCAGCACGGGCAATCTGAATCTCATCAGCAGCCATGGCAATAAATGATGCTGCTGAAGCTGCCACCCCTAAAACACGTACAGTCACATGACCTTTGTATTCGCGAAGCAGGTTGTAAATAGCCAGACCTTCAAATACGTCACCACCTGGTGAATTGATATTGACTACAACATCTGCACCATCGAGTGAACGCAATGCCGCACTGATCCGCTTAGCAGTCACACCAGAATCATCCCAGTAGTCATAACCAATCGGATCATAAATACCAATCGTGTTGTCATTTTCATCTGATGCTTTAATTGCAGGATTCCAACGATCAAAAGCTAACGGCGAAACACCACCTTTTTCTTTTGCATTAAAATTAGCGACTGGCAGCAGGTTTCGTTTGCTCATTATTATCACCTTTGTAATTGGTCCCTACTTGATCAAGCGGAATTAATGCCGATTGAATTGTATAAATTTCCCCACCTGCAATAGGCGCTTCGTTTTCTTTGCGTCTGACCTCATTTCGGTTATACCAACCATTGTTGAGTGCAGATGCATAATATTCAGCACGGCCTTTTGAATCTGCCCGCAATAAGCCTTCCACACCAAACTCAACGTAAAAGGTTTCAAACTCTGCAGCACCAATCAGGCACCGTGAAATTTCCTGTTCAATATTGACCAGTAATGGACGCAAGGTATTGGTCAGGAATTGCATGTTCATACCTTCAACACTTGAAGCCCATGAACTTTGTTTATCCAAATGTCCAACCATGAAAGGTGGTACCCGGAACCAGCGGCAAATTTCCTCAATTTCAAATGTCCGGGTTTCTAACATCTGAGCTGCTTCAGGGTTCATGGTGATGCCGTGGTATTGCATACCGTTTTCAAGCACCATCATTTTTCCGGCATTCTTGGATCCCATGAATTTATTCATGTTATCTCTAAGTGATTCACGCTGGTCCGGCGTTAATTTCCCTTGAGCAGATAAAAGACCTGATGTCTGCAAACCGTTTTCAAAGAACTTGGCAGCAGCTTCTTCAGCAGCCTGTGCAGCCCCAATAGTTTCACGCGCTTTCTGGACCTTAAATAAGCCCATCACCCCATCGATACCAAAACCACGAACATGCATCATGTTTTTTTCAGTGATTTCACGCTTAACACTGCTTTCGGTGTAAGTGTATTTCAGCATTCCATTGGTCTTGTTTCTGGTCACCACCATGTTTTGGGGTAGCAATGGATTCAATGAAATAATCCGGCCTGATGCACTGCGAATAATTTCAATATATGAGTTTCCCCATAAACAGATACTGGCCACAATCATCAGCATGAACCGGCTTGGCGTCATTTCATAGTTTGGTGACCGGCACAAAAGATTGTAGAGCGGATGCTTAACTGCAACATCCCGACTACCGTCCGCTTTTCGCTGGTAAATCTTAAGAGGCAGCGTTGATACAGTTTCTGAAATCAAACTCACACATGAAAAAACGGCGCTCAATTGAAGCGCCGAATCTACAGTTACATGCTTGCCACTCGATGTGGCCAATAGTGCCCTTAGTAATTCAGGCTCCAGACTCAGATGCCCATCAAGCCCAAGGAAGCGCAAAGCTGCTTGAGCAAACCGACCCGGCTTCTTTGTACTCATTAAACACCTACCATAATTGGATCATCATAAAATTCATCACCTGTAGGTTCCCCTGCAAGCACCATTGCCCGACTGATGCCCATTAATAACGCTACAGCACCATCGATTTTCTTAAACTTCTTTTCCTTATCTGGGAACTCTGTTTCATTTTTTCCTGTTTTAGAAATAACGTTGCCGATCATCCAGCTAAGAATTGGATTTCCATCATGATGAAAACGACCTGCAGCAATAGCAGCTTCTAGCTCCTTCATTGCTGGTGAGAATGTCTTTGTAGTTTTGGGCATCTTGATTGAGGTATATCCGGCATCATCCACAGTTTTTGCAATCTGAAATCCACCCCATTCATCGTAAGGAACTTCTGTTAAAGACACTCGCTGAGCGTCTTCGATTAATTCCTTTGCAATTTGATTCAGGTCATTCTCATAGCCATCACATACATTCAGCAGACCTTTGTTGAACCACTTCTGGTACCGCTCAACCACCTGCTTTTCATCACCGCTATAAACCGTGTCTTCAGGTAAATAGAACTGCGGATCTATACAGTAGTAATGCAGTCGACCATCATCTTCTATTCGGTAAAACAGGTTGATACGTGCCGCAATATCAATTTTTGATGATAAATCCACACACATCATGCACGGCGTTGCTTCAAAGTCATCAATATTTAGGTCTGGATTACCGCAGGCCTTCCACTTTTCCATGTTAAAAAATGCAGATTTTGCTGATACCCAAACGTTTAAGTGTTTAGTTTTAAAAGCACCTTGCTTTGATGCGTTCTGAATTGCCCGGCGTTGCTGAGATTCTAGGTAGTCCGAATAAACAGAAACCCCATAATTGGGGTTTGCTTTGGCTAATACTGCCGGATCTGTCCAGTCATCCCCCTCATCAATGGTCCATATCCAGCCAAACAGCTCATCATCTGGCACAGTATCCAGAAGCATTTCCTGCACACGTGCACGTAAATCATAACAAGGACCTTCAATATTGAAACCAGCTGTTGTGATTGTGAAAATCATAGGCTGTCGACGTGCACCCATACCGGTCTGCATGGTGTCATACAGCGCAGATGTTGGATGCTCATGGAATTCATCGACTACAGCACAATGCGGTGACTGGCCATCAGGCGGATCACCAATGATAGGCTCAAAGATAGAACCTTCATCTGGAATCTCTAAGCTACCTGCATTAATCAGTACGCCAGCTGCTTCAATGAAGTCTGGCGAACGTACCGCCATTAAGCGTGCAGGTTTAAAAACTTCCCAAGCCTGTTTCTCGGTAGTGGCACCCGCATAAACCTCTGAACCAAATTCACCATCATTGGCAAACATATTAAGAGCCACACCGGCAGCAATTGCAGACTTACCATTTTTACGTGGCACCTCCCAATAGCTTTCACGGAAACGGCGATATCCATCTTTTTTACGAACCCAACCAAATGTGCAACCAATACCAAACTTTTGCCAAGGCTCAAGCGCGATACTCAGGCGCTTCATTGCCCACTCACCCTTGGTATGGGGCAGCAACTCAATAAAAGCGATCTTCTTTTCTGCTAGTTTTGGCTCAAATTTGTAAGGAAAATCTTTGTTTTTTGACTTAATCAAGTCATCCAAGTGACGTTTACAAGCAAGTTTTACCCACTTACATGCAGGTATTTTTCCTGAAACAACCTGCTTTGCCCATTTATTTGCAATGCCAACGTTTGGGAAAGCTGTCATTTCGGCCTCGCTACATATTCAGCACCTGCGCAAATTTATTTGTTTTAGGTTTATTACCCCCACCACCTAACCGACCCCGGGAAGATGGGTCCAGACCCAGCATTGCTCCAAAAGAAGCCATCTGTTTTGATGCTTCATTCACTGCAGTTAAGGCTGGATTTTTAATCGTACTGCCTTGCGCTGTTTCTAGGGTAGGTCCATTCTCAACTACTTCTTTTTGGGCTACGCGCAAGTTGTGATAAGCCATGCAGAACATTTCCACGTTGTGCATATCTGTAATTTTAAGAACTTTGTTTTTTAACAGCTCTGGAATAACCGAACGCCACATCATGTCAGCGTGCTCCATTGTCGAGAGATATTCCGGTACATCAATATCAACGACATCTGCGAATTCAGGCACATTGGTATTGAGAGGACGTCTGCCCGGGTTGCCAGCTGCCCGTTTTGCTTCCTGCGGTTTTGGCTTTCGACCACGCCCAGGAACAGAAGAAACTCCACCCATTTGTCAACATCCTGAATTTTTAATTTCGCGCACGTAAAAATGAACGGAGGGGGGCGGACATTTAGGACAAGGCCCTGAACTCTCAATCCACCCTCCCCCTATCTAACAACTTGTAGGTTGAGCGACGGCGCGAACCAGCGCCATGATTCCAGTTTGAATGTTAGTCTTACCAATCTCTGCCCAGCGTTGTGGTTCGGCTGCTTTGAAGCGATTGAACTCTTGATATTCCACGCTAGCAAAATCATTTGGTGCACATTGAGAGCGAATAGCTGCAGATTGCTTAACTTCAAAGTCTGTACACAAGCGATTAGCCAGCTCATCTTGTAAAGCTAATAGTTCAGCACCTATTTGTTTGATGCGATTCATCAAGTCAATTTCTTCTTGATATAGGTCGCGATAGCCTTTGATTTTTTGATGTTGGTTATCCATTTTGTTTTCCTTCGTTTGCTGTTTTCTGTTTATGACACGGTGAGCACAATGACTGCAGATTGTCTGGATCGTCTGTGCCGCCATGAGCCTTAGCCTTGATATGGTCGACGTCAGTTGCTTCAGTGATTCTTCCTGTAGCTCGGCATGCGACACACAAATAATCATCGCGCTGTAAGATTAGCTTGCGTAACTTCTGCCATGCATGGCCATAGCCACGCGCCGTAGTTGATCCTGATCGGTCTTGGCGTGCTGTCCAGTTGCTGCGCTTATGTGCATGCTTATCACAATAGCCTTGTTCTTTTGGTGATTTGGTTAGGTTTGGACAACGAAACTCACGGCATGGTCTGCTCATTGATCGCTACCAAAATCAGCACGAATCAGTCCAATATCCTTAAGCTGTTCATCAGTAAGCTGCTCAAGTGCCATACCTGGGCAGAGAACTATTGCTTTAGACTTATGAAACTTAGACCATGCATCTCTAACGGCCTTAGCTATCTCAGGAGTAATCTGCTTTTCACACTTGATTACATTGATTGCAGCGACCTGTGATAAAGGCTCAACCGTAAAATTAACAACGATTGGTCGCGTTAACCACTTCTTAATTAGTTCAAACATATCCATCAATCCAAATAAGGCGACTTAGGTTTATCTTCATCATCTTCGGTCTGCATCATCGCTATCAGCTCATTGTTCTGATCCACGATACGAGCCATGACTTTATTCTGTTCTGCCAGTAGATTGTTTTGAGCTGTCATTGCTTGGCTTTGGTTGTTCATTGCTTGAAGCATCTCGACCAGTAAGGCGTTCGATACACAGCCGCATTCTTTCTTTTGCTCGTTCACTTTGCTTCCTTATCCATTCACGGTTTCTTTCACACGATTCACATGTCATCTGAATCACCCAAGGTCACATTGATTTCGTTAAGCAGGTATTGATTGACTTGATCTACAGTGGAGACATTCACAAATACCAACTCAACATCTTTGATTGCCAAACCAGTCTCAGCCTCAAACAATCGCTTACGATCAGCTATGTCCTGGTATAGATCCCGCTTAAAGGCATTGAGTCGTTCTTGATCTCTTGTACCCACGGCGCTATCTCCGACTTAAATTGATTTGAATGTTCTTCATGCGAGTACGGATGTTTGCCATTACTTCATCAATAGCCATCATCTGTTTGCTATTCATGAATGCTCGACTTAGGCTCTGATACTTCACCAGCTCATCATGCAATTCATTTAGATTCTTTTGGGCTTCTTTGACATCCATACGCACCACCAATAAGAAAAGAAAAACCCCTCAACATCTAGAATGCGAGGGGTTTTGTTTGCCGTAATACGTCCGGCGAGTTATTTAGGTAACTTCAGATCTACATCAGGAATGATAACGCTTGGTCTAAAGTCAACTTTGTACTGGTAGGT